GTAGATTTTTGTTTCTCAATAAAAAACGGTTTTTGTTTTGTTTTGTTTTCTGTGTCAATTATGCCGTTTTGACGCATGGCCTCGGCTCGAATGGTGCGTCGCATTTCGTTTCGTTGTGTCACATATTTGTGGCCAAGTGTGTTGTTGCATTTGGCGCATATGCCTCGCAAGTTTTCTAGGTTGTGTCCGCCGCCTGCGTCTATTGGCACGATGTGGTCGACTTGTGTGCTGGGTGTTTTGTTGCAGACGGTGCAGGTCGGCTGTTCTCGAAGTACCACCCCCCTGTTTTTTTGGTATTCGGGATTGTGATGTGCGTTAGCCATGTGCACCCCACGTTGTGCTAGCGCGCGCTGACGCGCTTGCTGTCAGTCGGTTGTGATTGTTTTGCATGTCGGGCTCGGCTCTGTTGTTTTGTTTTGTTTTGTTTGTCATTGTTTGTTGTGATTAAACCTTAGTGCGATTAGCCCCCCGTCGCCTGCCTCACGCGACACCCATTGCTTTAATCGTTTGCCTGACGACGTGTTACCACGTGCGTCATCTACCCACGTTGCCGTGTGTTACCAACCGCCATGCAACTGGCTTAGGTCATGCTCGTTATTTAGTTTTGTGGTTCGCCAGTAACTTGTAATGCGTCAATTACCTTCGAAATGTCCTGTTTAGTTAATTCACTTGTGCTGTTAATTGTTCGCCCAAGTACGTTGCAACAATATTCTTTAAGATCATCGCCCTTAATGCCTTTACCGTTAGCTAAACCGCGCATCATGCCTAATTGCTTACTACTTGGATAAACCTTTTGTGCGCCTTCCTTTGGAAATGGCACAACCTCAGCCAAATGTGTTTGCTGACGTGATTGCGCTGCTTCAACCTCGTCACGGGACGCAATTGCTTTATTGGCGCCAATCCCCATCATGGCAATCGCTCGTCCAATGGCGCTCGTGTATCCGACCTCGTTTTCACTCATTTTTGTGTACGGCGTACGGCCTGGATATACCTCGCACGCTGACGCAATGACTGGCAACGGATCGTCAGGGCTACGCCAAATAGTAACGATGCAACGAATAAAACATGATTTGTCAGGCATTTCTATAACTTCGCGATGTGTTTCCTGAATGCGTAGATCGGGCCAACGTTCAAACGCCATTTTCAAGCGTGTCGCTACGTCGACATAGTTGTCCATGAAGTTGTTCATGCTGCAACCATGCTTTGTTGATGTGCGATTAGTTCTTTTGTTGCTGGCAACATTTCCATTGGTATCAATTGGTCTTGTGGCATCGCAAAACATGGATAACGCCAATTAGGGCCACTTCGCCAATTGTCTTGTCGAATGTTGCATCGTTTTAAAGATGACCAACCTTGCAATGTTGCAACCAGTTCGTTTTTGTCAAACGTGACTGCTATATAGATGCCAGGTTTATCGTCGGGTTCAGGGTGCGTTAATAGACACCCAGTTGGATAGTACGTTGTGCGCACTTCGTAACCCAAAATGTCGTAACGACTTTTATCGTAAGCCAAATATTGGTAATCAAATTTAAAATAATGCGCTAAAGCTTGCTCCCCTAAACAGCCTTGCAAAGTTTGTTCAAATGTTAAACCTAACAATTGACCGTATTTTGTTCGGTGTTTTTGACGCACGTTTTCTTCTTGTTGTAGTCGAGTAATTTCAACACATTTGTCAAAATCGTCGTCAGTCAAATTAATTGTTACCACGACGCAACCGATCTGACATCATTTGGCCGTCAGCTTGCAGGTTTTCTATTTGTCGATTTAGTTCGTCAATGCGTTCACGCAAATCTTTGATTACAGATGTTAAATATTTAAGTTCAATGATTGCTGCTTTTAAATCTTGCACTAGATCGCCGTCGTCAAACGTGTATTCGCTAACCCAGTTTTCTAGGTTGCGAATGTTTCGACTGGTCACAAGATTAGTTGTGTCAATTAATGGCACTCGTTTTGCTGTTATTTCGTCCATGACTTGCATTAACGCTTTTAATTGCGCAATGTCTGCGTCAAAGTTTGGGTTGATGTTCTCGGTCATCTTTAGCCTTTCGTTTGTTGGTGACTGACATTATCAGATACGTGTACGCAGTTAAGACAGTTGCAAGAAATAAATGTTTTAAAGTGACCATGCACGCCAACCATTCGAGTATCTAAAGATTGCTAACGCGCTACGCAAATTGTTTTCTAAGTCAAATAAGTCGTCGCAGGTAGATATCAGGCCGTAAGCCTGCAAATAGCCGTTTGGCCAGTAGCGCGACGGTTTGCACCAAAACTGGTTAATTTGCATCGCACCATTAGAACCACCATTCGGATCGTTTGGGTTAAACGCCAACGGTAAACATCGGCTTTCGCGGTAGGCGACGGCGACCAGTTGTGCTAGGTCTTGTTCAGCCCAGCCGACGTGTCGAGCCATGTCAAACACCGTCTGACACGCATCAGGTTGCGTTATAGGCGTAGTTATGGCAATTGTGGTAGTTGGACTAGGCACGGTTACTGGCTGGCCGTAGCCTTCAAATACTTCAGGCTGTCTGACTGCTAAATCGTCGGCTGTCGGTGCAGACGGCGGCGTCAAAATAAATATTGAAATTACGCTAATGAATAGCGATATTGCTGTTTTGCTGATGAGTGTCATAATTGACCTACTTTCTCGGGTAGGTAAATAACCTTAGACGGTTTTAATCGCCTCTGTCGGTGATACTCCGAAAACGGCTTGCCAGCGCTGTTTTGCAATGATTGGGTCATTGGCAACGTGCGAATCAATTTCTATATGCCACCAATCCCCAATCGACACGCTAGGCAACGGTTGCCATGTGCCACGATCGCACCGCCACGACCTTTGCATTGCGTAATCAATTACTAGCTGTATGCCTAAATGGTCTGCGTTTTCTAAACATTTCTCAATAAACGCAAGTGACGTTTTGCGACCGTCAATTCTTCCAAGCTTTTTTTGGTTAAGCCAACGGTACGACAAATCCATTGCAAGACCGCGCGCATGATTGCTAATCGTGCCAGGTTTGTTGCGAATGTCCCGATGCACAAATGTGCCGTTATTCCACAAACTGCCGTCGCTGTGTTTGCACGCAAGTCGAGCCCATTCCGCTGTCCCAGCCAGCGCAGACTTTACGACTGGCTGTTGCGTAACTATGTAAGCGCGATTAGGCATTATTTAATTGGTTTGCTTTTAATGCCGTTAGACGCAACAATGCCTGACAACGTGCCAGTCAAAAACACAACAATAGTTGACATCAAATCTATAAACGCTGCATCGTTTGGTGCTTGTTTTTCGGGTTGCGACACAAACAACAAGCCGTAGGTCATGCCTAAAACTATCGTGCTAAAAACTATGGCAAGTAGTACGCCGACGGTGACGATCATGCGTGCATGCAATTCGTCTGACGTGTATCTGTGTCGAGTCACGGTGTAATACCGCATCGGTCAGGCACGTTGCAGTTATCTAACGTCATGTTTTTGACACGTGACTTAACGGTGATTGTGTTGTCGCGTGTTGTTTCGCAAGCGGTCAACATAAGTATTAGCGCAAATAGCCCGTATCGCATTGCATTACGGTTCGTCTATAACTGGGTACGGCGAACTAAAGTTTTCTGTGCTTGGGTTATAAATATAATTTAGACCTGCGTAAGTTTTGTCTGCTCGATCTATAAATGTTTCTACCCATGTGCCTGTGTAGCGATCAGGGTTTGCGTCAATAAATTCTTGTGTCACGCAATGTATGTCAATGACAATATTGTTTTCGTCTATTTGTGCAAAGTATTGTGCTTCCATAGTTAGACCTTAAACCTGACGTACACAATGCCTGAGCCGCCTGCGCCACCGTTAGCACCAGTTGCGTCGTTTGTGCCGCCGCCACCACCACCTGACGCTGTGTTTGCTGCCGCTGCCGAACCTGCTACAAGACCGCCGCCACCTGCGCCACCAACTGATGAACCACCTGCACCGCCTGTTGTGCGTGCGCCACCGCCACCGCCACCGCCCTTAAATAATGACCCTGCACCCGTAAAAGCGTTTACGTCGTAACCAGCACCACCCGCGCCACCAACATTGCCTGCACCGCCTGCGCCGACCGCTGTAACGCCGCCACCGCCACCTGCGCCACCGCCTGCGTCTGCTGTAGTTGCGTTACCGCCACCAAAACCATTTACCGTTACGTTGACAGATGTTTGACCTGTATAAGTTTCAACTAACGACGCTGTTGCACCGCCACCACCACAACCACCACGTTGCGGATTGAAATTACCTGACGACGAAATGTTGCCACCACCGCCACCACCTGGCGCACCAAAACTTCGTGCAGCGGAGTTAATGCTTGAACCTAAACCGCTACCGCCTGGGCCTGCTGGGGTAGTGCCACCTGCACCGCCTGCACCAATATCAATACTTTGGTTTGTGTCTAAATAAAGTGTCGATTGAATAAATCCGCCTGCACCGCCGCCGCCGCCGCTACTTGATCGCCCACTCGACGCGCCGCCACCTGCACCGCCGCCAAACATTAAAACGTCAAACAAACCTGCTTTAGTAACAGTTAAAGTTCCGTCAGTTGTAAAAGTTAACAGCGTGTAATTTATGCCGCCAACTGTGATGCTTGATGACGTGCCGCCAGTAGCCGTGCCGTAATTTGCACCTGACCCTAAGTTAAAAAAAGTAAAGGTTGACGCCGACAATGCAAGTAAATAGCCGCCTCCATATTGCGCCAAAGCAAGCGAACCGCTTGTGTTAATAGTTACGCCTGCGCCTGCAGTTATCGTCGTTGTACCAGCGCCTTTGTTAGCGACTTGAATAACATCGCCAACCGTAAAGATCGAGTTATTAACCGTAATTGTAGTAGCGCTTGCGCTATTCATAATCGTGCGCTTAGTTTCGTCACCTGCAATTAAAACATAGCTAGCCGTCTTGTCAGATATCGGTAAATTTTGTATGTCGTTGAGCTGCTGCGCTGTTAAAACCTGCGATGCAACAAATGGAAATGGCGTTGTCATATTGTCCTTAACCTTATCCTAAAACGTTGTCTGCATCAATGATGCCAAAAACCGCGTCGTTTAGTATTAACTCGTAAACCACAACCGTCGGCGACGTAAAATACATGACGCTGTGGCCGTTACTAACCGTGATCGTATGCTCGACGCCCTCAACCGCTAATTCCTGGGCTAACTCGGTTGTGCCAGCACCCGACGCAAACGTTTTTTCAATGGTGATTGTGTCGCCAATATCAATGATTGCAACTGTGTCACGTTGCGCTGTTGTCAGTTTGT